GTGAGCCCCGACAAGACTCGTCAAAGTCCCTGCGATAACGATCGCCACCCGATCGCCCTTGGCGAATGTCAGCGTTGCGGCGGTGGCAATCAGCGTCCCGGCTGTGACCGTGTTGGCCACCGTCGTCGCGCTCATATCAATGGTGCCAGTGAGCAGGTTTGTTCCCGATCCCGGCGCTTGCGTCCCCGTGCATTTTGCGATCTGCAACGTCCCCGATGTTGACCCGGTTGCGTGAACGTAATCAACCGAAATCAGCCGCATTTTTCGCGGCACGATGTATGTCGAATGCGTGACCGCAGCGGTCCCAATCGTCTCGATAAACGAAAATAACTCGCTTTGCGGGGTTGTCGGCTGAAGTTGGGTAATTACCTCGCTGTCACCAGTTAGCGCGGCCGTGATCGCGAATCCCATTAGAGTGTTAGCCCCAATTGTGGATGTTGCGGCCCCGCTGGATGCAGTCCCGGTGACTGGCGACCCGGTCGCGTTCCAATAGACCGGATCGTTGATTGCGAACACACTAGTGTCTTTGGGGACGCGGAATTGCCCGCAATAAACGGCTGCTCCCTGATCCCCGCTGGCGATGTCGATTTCCGCAATTGTCACCAGTCCGTTAGTGACCGTGACGTCACCGCCTGTGACTGCACTGGCTGGGGTGTAATCGAGTTTGCCGTCTTCGCTCGTGTATCTGATTGCTGGCGATTGAGCCATGATTTTATCTTTCAGTTGAACTTATTTGAATTTAACATTACGCACTTAGGACGCAGTTATCAAGCCGCACCCTTGGACTTGACTCCGCCCAAATACTCTGCCTGATCCACGCCGAAATCGTGATAGCCTCGGAACTGGATGCCCAGCGTCGAGAAGTCAGCGTCGGCACTTTCGACCGTCGGCGTTTCGACCCCGTTGAGAAAACTCACCACGGTCGTCGGCAAATAGCCTGGCGAATTGAGCAGGTAAAACGCGGTCGTGCTGTAGCCGGTGTAAGTCGAGTCCGACAACTGCCACGCAACGACTGGCCGGTACTTCCCGGCGTAGATGTTTGACTCGCTGGTCTTGGTCATGCCCAAGTTTTGATTGCGGTACAATGCCTCAGCGATCGCCTCCAGTTCTGGCGGTACGAGCAGGATTTCTGGACGGCCCCCAGTCCCCGTTCGACCCACTGGGTTTGCGGTGTCGGCGTTGACTCGCTTTTTGCCGTCTGCTGTTGGCGATGTCATTTGCCGGAATTTCAGAACCGCAAGCCCCAGACCGACCCCGTCAGATCCAAGGTTGCTGGTTGCACCCGTCAAATAATTCGTGTTTCCGGTTGTGAAAAACGAACTGTTGTTCGTGAATTCGGTCCAAAAAACTTGGTTCAACTTTTTGGCTGAGCCTCGACCGATTCGGGCTCGCAGATCGTCGAACGCGCCCATGTCGTCGTTGATAATCATTGTGCGGGTAATTGCGAACATTTTTGCGTAAGTGTCAACCTGCCGGGTGTAGGTTTCCTCGCCCACTCCACCGTGGCGGATCTCACCTGCTGGCGACAGTTGCTCGTACGTCATGTCGTCGAGCAGCCGATAGCTGGTCGCTTGTTTGAAGTCGCTGACCGATTTCACGGCGGCGATTTCCCGCCACGCGGAATCTTCCTCCATGTAGCCAGTGAGCAACTCTTTGTTCGCGACGTTGCTCAGAATGTTGGGCACACTGACCGTTGAAAATCCGGTCGCTTGCAGCTCTTGACCGCTGGGGCAGGCAAACCGCAGCACGTCTCGCAAATTGCCCGTGTGAATTCCCTCGCCCGCGTTGGCGTGATAGCCGTTAGCCGATGCGGCCTGCAGCAGCATTTGCTTGAGTCCGATTCCCCGGCGAAACTGAGAGTGAGCGGCCTGCAGGATGGCGGGAGTAAAGTCTTTTTCGACCTCACGGGTTTTTCGCGTCATGCAAATCGCGGCCTCTAAAACCGTGGCCTGATCCAGATTGCTTTCGGCGGCGCGGAACGAGGTTGGTCGTGTTTTTGCAAGCGATGCTTGCAGCATTTCTAACTTGACTCGGTCCGTTGACCAGTTCTGTTCAATGGCTGTTGCGGCGATCGTCGGGTTGCCAGCGGCGGCGGCTTGGATCTCGGCGACCCGGCGAAGATTTGCGGCGATTTCTCGGTTTTGCGCGGCGAGCGCGGCTTTCAAATTCATCATTGCACCTGCGGCCATTGGCGGCTCTTCTTTTGGTTTTTCTCCGGCTGGCATGTCATCCATCGTCGCGGCGGCTGGCGTTGGCTTTGCTGTTGCGGCGTCGTAAGCCATGCTCAGCACGGCGCGGTTCTCATCGCTCAGGCTTGCCGCGGCAATCCCGAGACTTTCAAGCCATTCTTCAAAAGACGGCATATAATTTCCCTTCATGGCTGCGGCTGCAGCAAGATTTACCGAAGTCGTCGAGTCGGCACCAACCGGTAACACGCTCGTCTCTCTCAGTGATGCGGATCGTGCGACAATGCACGGCCCCGTAAATGATTGACCGTTGACCTGGACTGTTTGTCCGGGCTCGATCTCGACTGAATCTGTGACCATGGCCCCGATTGAGGCTTGCCACGTGTGCCCGGCGGCGGCTTGTGCGATTACTTGGCGGCAAATCTCGCTTTGGCCGGTAACGAGCCCCGAAATTACGAGGGTTTTGCGGTCGTTTTTGATTGAATCCGTCAGCCCCAGCGTGGCTTCGACGGTTTTTTTGTGGTCGAGTAGGATCGGAATCTGATGGTCTGAAACCAGTCCCGCCAGATCGATGATTACCGGGTATGGAAAGCCATCGACATTGAGCAGCCCGCCCGAATACGCGAGAATTTTGAACCGTTTTTGTCCAGTTTTTGGCGCGTTTTCGGCTGCGTTGAGCTCGATTGCTGCTGTGAAATTGAGTTTTTTCATTGTGGTGCCACCTGCGGGAATTTGGCTTGTGCTGGTTGCGGCGGAACTGGCTGCGGCGTTAGTCCAAAAGTTTGGTCAAACACCGCTTTCTTGTAGTCCGTCACCTCAACGCCCCACGCTGCGGCGGAACTGGCGGCTTCGGTTTCCCAGTCCATCCCGTTTTCGGAATAGACCTGGGAGATAGAACATTGACCCGTTGAGATTCGCTGGGCGTTGGTCGATACGGTGTCCGCTGGATCGATGTCTGGCAGTGGCGGCCAGTTCCACTCGTGCCTGATTTGGTCGATGGGCGGCCCACCCGTGAGCAAACCCGGCACGAAGACAGCAGCTTCGAGAAACCACTGGAATACCGGCTCAGCAATCGTTAGCTCAAAGTGATTTTGTTCGGTCTCAACTTCTGGTCGCCATACGTTTCGGATGTCGCCTTTATAGCTCGAAAAGTTGCTGTTCTTGGCGGTCCCGGCAGCCAATGCGTACGGCATGTTCGTGCAGCGACAAAACGACATTAACGCCTGCCCTTGGAACATCTCGTAGAGCGGCCCCGGTTGTTTCGGCTCGATCTGACCGAGATCCCATCCCTCAGGAATCACCGTCAGCATGTTGCGAGCCAACTCCATTTCGGCGAAGTCTGTCGGAGCGGCTGCAGGATCAACGGCGGCGGAATTTGACTTCATGTAGATGGCAAAATTCGCGGCACTTTCTGCGGAAAACAGCGTGGCCAATTCCTGCCGGCGCATGATTGGGAGCGTCTGCAGCGACGGCGTGACTCGCGGAATGCCTCGCGTCTGGCCCGGTCGTTCAGAGCGGAATAAATGCAGCACCTCGTTTGCGGAGTACCACTCGCCCTTGAGCGTTGATACTGGAATATTCGACCCCGGATGATGATCGTAGACGTAGTATTCGATTTCATTCGTGTTCGCGTCGAATCGAACCCCGTCATCGACGTACGCATCCTGCAGGATTGCCCCCGTCCATGGTGTCGCAATCTGTTCGGTTTCAAATATTTTTAGGTCGAGCGACAGCGGGTAGTTGCGAGGACGTTCGGCACGCATGATGAACGATTCGCCGTCGCGAAACTCAGCCCCGTAGACGGTTCGGTATTTTGATGCCAGCTTGATTTTTTTTGACCACGCATCGTAGGCAAGCTCAAGCCGCTGATTGAACTCGGGGTTTGCCGTCATCACCTGAAGTCGCGGCCCGCGCCCGATGATGTGGTTGACTGCGGTTCTGATCATGCCCGAGTACCACGAATTATTGGCGGCCTCGTAGCGGGATCTGATGCGGATCACCCGGCGAATACCCGGCGAAAGCTCAGCACGGGCAGACAAATTGTCGGTCGCGGCCCAATGGTTTTTGTTTTCGCGCGTTGTCTGCGCGATGTCAAACGTGGCTCGCAACGGCTTCGGCCGGCGAAAGAAATCGAGGATGCCCATTATTGAGCCCCCGGCGGGACGATTTTCATGAACATCGTCTTGATCGCCTTGGCCGGTGATGCGGCTGCGGCGTTGGCTCGACCGTATTTGTCGGCGGCGATTTGATCCGCCAGCGATCGATTAGAGACACTGACCCCATCGCCCGACATTGACTGCGGCTTGATGGCATCGGCGGCGATTTGGTCTGAAAGTGTGGTCATGCACGGAGAATAAATTTCTCAACGTGCGATGAAAATACCACATTGCTACCGGTAGCAAATCAATTAAAATATTTTCTAACGTCGCGGGTTTTGATTCTTCGCTCGCTCGTCACGTTGAGTTTTCCGCAGTGGTTGCATCGCCTTTCGCGCAGCGTGAAGCCCTCGGATTGTGTCGTCCTGCCGACGGATGTCAGCACCTGACCGCATCCCCCGCACTCGATCCCGTGGCCAGGCATTTTAAATTCCCGTCGTTCTGTCATCGTCGCACCGGCATTACGAATGTTCGTCGTTCCTTTTGTTTGACCTCGGTGCCCGGAACGCATACGCCCAGCATTGAGGCTGCGACGCAATTTCCCACGTAAGTATCCCACCAATCGTTATCACGCCCCGGCATCTGGTCCCATGCAGTGTGACTATTGGTGTCAACTGACTTGGTTTTTGCTCGCTCTGACGTGAAATGCTCAGCCACCATTGCGTGAACATGATCGTCTGTGCCCGGTAGACAAACCGACGATGCTGCACCCATTACAGTGGTTAGCATCCTTGCGGCATTGGTTTTCCAGTGATTCGAGTCGAAATTCACGAACATGGGATTCTGGCTTCGCCTCTCGACCCAATGGCTGTGCGTATGGCGATCTAAATTTTTATCGCCATAAAAATGGACTGGCTTTTTTCCCGGCGCTGGACCAAAGCCTAACGACGTTCGGATTCTGGTTTTTTGCGGCGAGTAGCTCACCTGTGCGTCGATTTGTTTTTTCTGCCCTCCGTCCCGAACGTCCTTCAGCAGCAAGTCCACCTCGCGTGACTGGCCGTTTTGATCCCTCCATTCTGACAACAGCATGGCTTCAAGGCTATTGTGAGCGTGAATAAATGCCTCGTCCCAACTTCGCCCCGGAAGTTTAGACTCGATCGTGTGCGGCAATTCGCTCTTGTAAAACTCGCGTCGCCCTTGATCTGGCCACGTCCCATAGTCAACGATCCAGCCCGTAAAGTCTTTTTGCCAAGCACACACCATCCACCACAAAACGTGATCGGACGAGTCAACAAACGCGGTTAGGTATTGCGATTTGGCTGGGACGATTCCACGCGGAATCCCCGACAGTCGGCGAGTGATTGCGACCCCGTTGAGCTG